AAGCGCATGAGAGCTTGAGCACTATAATCAATTCTGTTTATAGTGTTTGCGGTTCCCTTAATCGTCTCCGCAAAGGAGACTTTGGAGGTGCTGCGCGCTATTTAGGTTGCATCCCTGGACAACGGGACCGTAACCGCGCTAAAAAAGCTCTCGATGCAGGTGACATTTCTAGTGTGTGGCTCAGCCTGAAATACGGCTGGCTCCCACTTGTACAAGACTGCTTTTCCGCCTCCCAAGCCTTTGAAGCTCGGCAGAAGAAGCGGAAGTCTACTTACCGTGTCAAAACGGGGGCTCAAGATCGCATTAATATTGCATCTGACGCTTTCTATAAGATATGGTGCGTACGTACGACTAGTCTCGCGGTTAAATGCGAGGTCACTGAGGAACCTAGTGCCATGCGTAATTTGGGTTTAGCAAACCCTGCTTCCCTCGCATGGGAGTTACTCCCATTTAGTTTTGTTATTGATTGGTTCATGCCGATTGGTGACTTCCTCGACAATTGGAGTTATCTAGGTGGCCTCACGGCTACCTTCACTAGGTCACACCACAGAAAGAGTACTGCTTCTTTCTGGCCGTTGGCACCTGTGTATAACGGTGCTACGACACGATATATTGGGGGTGGTTACTCCCATGAGCGTGTGGTGTTTAATCGTACGGTGGGACCGTTAGCTAACGTCCCCTTACCGTCTCTCAAGACGATGAGCCAGATATTTTCCCTGGGCCACATCCAAAATGCGGGCGCACTCGTGCACCAACTTACTCGAGAACGTAACTTTCCGGCGAAACCTAACCGGAAGTTCCTGAGTAAGCGTTGGCGCGGGGACGTCCTCGATCGTGATTAACCTTCTTCTACCTTTCGATAGATTGGAATTACAATGTCTACACAAGCAAACATTGTTGCCTTTGATGGCGCCGCAACTCCCGTGACCCACACACTTGTTCCTGTATCAAACAAGGTGGTCAAAGAATCTGCCATTGCTGAGTGGGGTGAGCGTCTTTCGACACTCCCTCTCATTGCGCAGGTTTCAGCCCGCATGGTGCAGAACAAGCTGAAAGACGGTCGCTGGCTAGTTAGCTTTTCCTCGATGATTCCAGTGATGGAAGCTGTCAATGGGGCCAACTCAAGCGGTTACACTGCAGCCCCCAAGGTTGCATACTCTGTGCCGATTACTACTACGGCATATTTTCCAGAGCGCGCAACTCCGGCCGAGCGCAAGCTCGTACGTCAGTTGCATCTCAATATTATGGGGGGTATTACGACTTCGGTCACTCCCGTAACTACGGGGCCATGCGCTGAAGCTTTCGACAATAACATTTTCCCGTCGTGAGCATCATCCTCAGTGCCAATGCGTGGGGTCTACTTAGGAGAATCGTAATTGTGATTCTCCAAGTACTCCTTGCGTTTCTTGACACCCGCCAGAAATAGCGGTGGATTTGGATGCCTACCTTACGTTATACTTCATAAGGAGTAGTAATGAAACAGCTGCACAGTCAGTGGGATAAGCCATTGTCGCTTGAAGGCTCCCTAGAGTTCCTCAGGGATCAAGCACTCCACCATGCCCATATGGGTGGTGCGGAGGGTGAGAAGATCGCTGCGCTCCTTCGGGCGCGCTCGTGGTCTGATCTGGTCCATTATGAATTAGATGTCAACGCCCTCGGCTGGGATGCTTTCCAGCTATACTCCTGTCGTCAGGCCCTAGCTCTTTTTTCTAAGCTTGAGGCCCTTGAGATCGGAATAGACAAAGAGGCCGTTGCCATCGAAAAGTTTTGGGCAACAGAACGTAAGTGCAAAGAAACGAATCAAGCTCTTACTGTCTTATTCGGGTTAGGTAACCCGAGTGGTGTCATGACCGTTAAAGGCATGGCACCGGGCAGTGAACTTGCGGATATGGTGTTTTACAGTGGGGCTTTGGCCTCACCGACGCCTGAATTTGCCCGCCTCATTTCGAGGATGCAGAGGAAAATCCGTTGGGTTCTTGGTCCGTGTCCTAAAGTTTCGGACTTGCAACTGAAATTCGGACCTGGTGCTACATCGACCACAAAAAGAAAGGACGCCTGTCCCCAGACCAAAATGGCCGCGGGATTGGCATGTAGTAGCAATCTTTTCTACTTAGGAAACTACCTCTCAGACTTGCTATCTGAACTCCCCCACTGGACGGCGGCTCTGCATGATACGAGCTACCGAATGGTAAAGGGTACCTTCGAAGGGATTTACGAAGGTGAGGATCTAAGCGACTTCGACGTGTATGTGGACCCCGATCTGGCAGCAAAGCCAGGGTTATTCGAGGACTACTACTTAGTCGAAGAGGTGAACATGGCGTTGAGCCATGGACGCCTAGGTTGCGTGCCAAAAAATGCGAAGACACACCGCACAACCATTACCGAGCCGTCCCTTAACGGGATGCTTCAAAAGGGCATCGGTAGTTTCATGGAAAAGCGGCTTCGCACTGTAGGTCTTAACATCCGTGACCAAACGAGGAATCAAATCCTCGCGCGCAGCGCCTCGATATCTGGGGCCAGTGCCACGGTTGACCTACGTAGTGCTTCTGATCTTGAATCTTATTGCCTCATTCGGCTCTTGGTTGAGACCGACTGGTTTAACCTTATGAATGCTGCTCGAAGTGGCAGTGTT